ATGACGGTATATCATTAGTTAGATTTTCAGTATCAAAAGATGCTATGCGTCCTGAGTTGTGTGGTATTAGTATTAAGGGGGATATGATATTTGCAGCCGATGGTTACAGAGCCACTAAAGCTAAGATAGTAACAAAGCTTGATAAATACGTGCTTATCCATCCTACTGTTGTTGATTTGATGTTAAAACGGCAGGATGTTACTAAGTATAATATTACTGATAACTGGATACATTTAGGATTGGAAGATGAAAGAGTGATAATTTCATGCTCATTACTAGGGTATGAGTATCCTGATATCTCAGGAGCTTTTAAAGATGAAGTTGGTCTTGAAGAAATACCTATGCCAAAAGGATTTAAGGATGTTGTTAAGAGATCGTGTATTACAATGGAGGGTATCTTTTTGCTTGATAAGATGGTTAATTTAATATCAACAGGTAAGGTGTTAAAGCTGAAAAGTAAATCGACACGATTCGGGTCAGTTACAGAAACACTTAAATTAGAGAATCCACTTATGGAGTTTAACGTGAATGTTAATCCTGTATTTTTGCAAGAGTCAGTAAGGCTTGGGGCAAAAGTGTACTACGATCCATTAAATATTTGTTTAAAGTTTAAGATGGAGAATTTTGAGCATGTGGTTGTAGTAGAAAGTGAGAAAGAAAATGGTTGAAGCTAGACGAACATTACTTACTAACATACCCCCTAGATTGGTTGGATCTCGTAAGAGAGAAATAAAGAACCGAGAGGTTGTGTATGGTTGTGCATTGTGTGGACTTGATAAACTTTGTCATTCACCTAAGATGAATGGTTTTGGTAATTTTAAAAAGGAAGTAATGGTAATTGCTGAGGCACCAGGTGAAAATGAAGATAAGCAAGGTAAACCTTTGGTAGGTAGATCAGGAGATATAGTATCAAATGCACTTACAAGCTTGGGTTGGAGTCTTACAGATGACACGTATAGGACTAATGTTGTTAGATGTAGACCACCAAATAACGTGCTAGGGGCAAACAAGTTACGTAAGGTTCGTATTGAAAGCTGTAAGAAGTATTGGGAAGAAGAAGTAAACATTCTAAATCCCAAAGTTATTATTGTCCTTGGAGATGCTGCATTAGAAGCTATTACTGGTAGGTCAGGAATGAGACGGTATCGTGGTTTTATGATACCATCCAAGAAATATAATTGCATAATCTGTCCTACCTATCATCCTGCTTACTTTATGCATGGTGGCGAAGGTGTATTTGATATATGGTATAATGATTTACATAGGTTTCTTACAGAAGGTTTAGATAAATATGATAGATTAAATAGTTATATAGATTGGCATGTTGATAAAAAGAATATTGTTTGTACGGAATATAAAGATGCTTTTGAGATGCTAAAGCTACTTAATGAACAAAAGTGTTTATCAGTTGACTTTGAGACTAATGGATTGAAGCCTTATTTGCTAGAGGATCCTAAAGTTTTATGTGTTTCATTTACTACTATACCTGATTATACATCAATTTGTATACCTATTGATAAGGGTACTTACTGGACTGAGAATGAAAAGGCACAATTAAAATGGTCTATAGGTGGTATATTAAATAATGATAATGTTGGTAAGGTTATACAAAATGTGCAATTTGAAGGTATGTGGGATGAAATATATTTTGGAACTCAATTAAATAATGTTATAACTGATACCATGATAGATTCACATTTACTTGAATCTAGACCTACTAAAGATAAGAAGGGTGGTAAGAGTAAGGGAGTAACGAGTTTAGATTTTCAAGTGTATGTTAATTACGGGCTTGATTATAAAGACATGGTAGACCATGCAAATTTAGAGTATGCTCCTGATTCAACCTTATTTGAATACAATAACTTAGATAGTAAATATACAATGAAGTTGTACCAGGATAGGATAGAACGTGTTAAACCTATGCAGTTTGCTAGTGAGCTATTTAAAGAAGGGCAATTAGTGTTTCCAAGATGGGAGGCTAAAGGTGTACGTATAGATCTTGTTGAGTTAGATAGACAAGATAAAGCATTACTAGATGAAATGCAAAGTGTAAAGAATAAGATTTTTGAAAGTGAAGCAGTACAGCAATTTATAGCTGAATACAAAAGGGAACCTGAGATAGGTGACAATGCAACTAAGGGTGATGTAAAGACTTTACTATTTAATATAATGAAGTTACCAATACTGCAAAGGACTGATGGTGGAAATGCATCTCTTACTGAAGAAGTTTTACATGAGTATGCAAAGACATTTCCATTTTGTTCTGATCTTGTAGAGCTAAGAAAGGTATCCCATCATAGATCTACATACATTACAGGTGTAAGGGAAGGGCTTACTAATGGAAGGGCACATCCTTCAGCTAATCTTCATTTAGTAGGCACACATAGATCAAGCTATGATAACCCTAACTTACAAAATTTTCCAAAGAGATCAGAACGATTTAAAGAAGTTCGAAAGATTATACTACCTGATGAAGGTCATATAATTGGTGAAGCAGACTATTCAGGTATGGAAGTACGTGTTGCTGCTATGGAGAGTAAGGATCCTGTATTGGTTGATTACTTGAGAAGTGGTTATGACATGCACGCAGATTGGACAGAAAAAGTATTTAAGATTAAGAAAGGTGATCCTGATTTTGGTAAGTTAAGAAGTTTAACTAAGAATATGTTTGTGTTTCCCGAATTTTATGGGTCATATTATGTAAACATTGGTGCTGATTTAGCTCAAATACCTGAATTTCGTAAGTTATTTTTAAATAATAGTGGTGTATATATACAAGATGAAGCTTTGGTTCATTTAAAATATTGTGAAGATGAGTTTTGGAATACATTTAAAGTATTTAAGCGTTGGAAGGAAGGTAGGATAAATTTCTATGAGCTAAATGGTTATATACCTACCTTGTTTGGATTTAGAAGGTATGCACCATTGAATAGAAATATGATAATAAATTCACCTATACAAGGACATGCATTCCATTTGTTATTATACTCTATAATAGAGATAGAGAATTCAAAAGAATGGCAGAAGTTAAATAGTAGGCTGATGTTTGAAGTACATGATGCGTTAGTGTTATCTATTGATCCTGAGGAGAAAGATGTAGTAGTTGACTTCGTTACTGATAAGATGTGCAATCTGAAGTTCGATTTTGTCAATGTGCCTTTGGAGGTTGAGTGGGTGTTTTCAACCTTGGAAAATCCTAGCTGGTATCATGCCGAATAAATTGAAGAAAAAAATTGAGATTGACAAAAATAATGCTTGACATGGTTATTGAAACATGCTATAATTGTAACTAATAAATGGGTGAAATGTATTATGTCCTTGTATGAAAAACATAGACCAAAGAGTCTAGCTGATATTGTTGGCAATACATATATTGTTGAAGGATTATCTAAGCATTTTGGAAATGCGGAGCATAATCACAGCTTCTTATTTCATGGGGATAGTGGATGCGGTAAGACAACTTTCGGGACAATAATAGCTAACATTGTTGATTCAAGGAAACCTGATTTTGTTCATGTTAATGGTGCTGATTTCAGGGGCATTGAAATGGCAAGACAGGTTAATGAAGAAGCAGGTGTTAGACCAGTAGTAAGCAAAGCACGTTTATATATGATAGATGAATTTCATATGATTACAAAACCTGCTCAGAATGCTTTGCTAGATGTACTTGAGCGGACACCTAAGTATGTTTATTTTGTTTTGTGTACAACAGAACCAAATAGTGTAATAAATACAATAAAGAATAGATGTTCAAGATATAGAGTAGTACCATTACGTACAAATGAAGCTTTTACATTAATTAAAAGAGTTGCAGATAAAGAAAATATCCAGTTGCTTGATGAAGTTTTGAAGTATATTGCTATAGTTTCTGATGGTGTACCAAGAACAGCATTAAATTATTTAGAACAAATACGTGATGTTACTGACCCTGAAAAGGCATTAGACCAATTAGAAGGATTAGTTTCAAGTGAAGGTGATTTTAAAGAGTTATTGAAGTACACTATATCAGGTAAAAAGGATTGTGATAAAGCATTACTTAGTTTAAAAAGTTTGGCTATGGAGCCTGAGCAAGTAAGGCGGGGGCTATTAACATACTGTACGAATAAGGCATATAACTCTAAGACAAAAGATGAAGTTGGTTACTATGTTGAGTGTATTCAAATTTTAAGACCGGAGCTTACTGCTGTTAATGAGGCGTTATTAATTACCATGTTGTTTAAGTTAACACTAATTGATTAAGGGAGGTTAGTATGGATGAGAGGGAGGGAGTAAAAGACAGTACGTTGTTGGGGTTATCAGAAGATTTAGTAATAGACAAATATAATTTAGATGAAGAAGTATCACGACAAGTAGAAAAGTTTGTAAGATGGGGTGAAGCTCATGTAATAGCGTTAGATGAAAGAGATAGAGCAAAAAACAAATTGGAGGTGCTAAGAGCGAAATTAGATTCAGATATACGATTAAACCCAAGTAATTACATGTCAACCAAATTAACAGAGAACTCAATACAGGCAGCAATGTGGTTAGTTCCAGAGTTTCAGCAAGCAAATGACGATTACCTATATGCAAAAAAGAAAGCAGAGATATTGTCCATCGCACGTGAAGCTATGTTACAGAGAAAATCAATGATCGAATCACTCGTAAAACTACACCTATTTGCTTACTATGGCGATCCAGATGCAAGAGAAACTGAAATAAAAAGAGGCATAAAACAAGAAACAGTAAACATGTAAACAGTAAACGGAGGTAATTAGTATGGCAGACAGAATGAGAGCAATTCAAAAGATGATAGATGAAAAAGATTTACCTAGCTATGCATCAGCAAAATCATTTAGAATGATATCCCCAGATATAGAAGAATGGAAACCAAAAGAAGGGCCTAACTACATAAATATTATACCACCTACAGACCCTGAAGCCCTGTTCGGCTATAAGGTGTTTGTACATTACCGAGTAGGTGGCGGTCCAGATCATTTCTTGTGTCCAAAATCAATGCACAATGATCCGTGTCCAGTCTGTGAGGAGCGTCAAAGATTGATTAAGAAGCTGGGACCCAATCAAGACTACACTCAGGAGATAAAAGATTTATTTCCATCTGCTAGGGTGTTGTACATGATTGTGGATACAAGTGATGAGAAAGAGATTGATAAAGGGGTGCAAGTATGGATGGCACCGCATGATTCAGTACAGAAGAAAGGCATTGCACCATTATGTAATCAGCGAAGAGGTAAAGGGGGTCCTGTTGATATTTCGGATCCTAAGCTTGCTCTTGATGTGTATTTCACAAAGGAAGGTAAGCAAAAAAATGACACTAAGTATTATGGCTTTAGTACAGTAGAAAGCAAAATTAATGCCGAAGAATTTTTTAATGAGCGTCCAGATAACTTTGAGGATATTCTTATCTTTGCTACTTATGAGGATATCAAAAAGTGTTTTGAAGCGGGGCAACCTGAAACTACATATAAAGTAAAAGTTGAAATGGAAAAAGTTGATAAACCCCAGACACCAGTTGATGTTCCTACGGATGAATCAAATGGGGATCAAGAGGCACCACCCCCTACTAGCAGTAGGCTAAGGACTGGTGTTGAACGTCCATCATCTGATGCACCATCATCCGAAGGTAGTACTACACCTGAAGATGATAGGCAGGAAGCTTTGAGGCGTCTTAGACAGGATGTTAAAAGCAAAAGTGGTATAGGAAGGGGGTAGTAGTATCATTAAAATAACGAGTAAAGGAGGTGATATAATATGACAATAAGCAAAGATGAACTCCAGCAGGTAGCACAGGCAGTTGCACAGGCAATTCAGGGTGCGAATCAGCAGGGGGCACAGCAGACAGCACAGCAAATTGCAGAGCAGGTTGGGCAGTCAGTAAGTCAGGCGATT